TTCCATCCTCTCTGTTCCTTGGGCGCTCCCCAAAAGTCGTTTTCGACGGTTATTAAGCGTCGTCACTTCGTGTGCGCGCCTGTACGCATACGCCCGCGCGCGAGGCCGACCATCTCACAGAGGCGAGACATCCTGCAAGACACAGGTGGTCTGATCCAGTCGGAGAGTCACACCAAGTGCAGCTCCCCTGGGGACGCTTTTTCTTCTCCACTGGAAATGAAGGTTCGCAACAGGGAATGGGTCCGTCCCAAAGACGACCGTCAATTCGATGGCAATGCACACATCTCATTTCATCCATGCTCCCAATAATAGGAATCAGTCGGTAAAATGTGTACAACAGATTCTGCTCTTTCCAGAGCTATAATTCTCTCTTCGAGTTTCTTGATGAGCTCTAACAACTCATCAATATCATGAGTCACCTGGAGCACCTCCCACAGGTTCCTGTGTAGTAAGCCGATCTAACAAATCGTCGACACTCCAGGCACGATCGTTTCGGAGAGTAATAACTCATTCTTCCTCACCTCTCGCGTATTTGCATTCACCATGATGAATCAACTGCAAATCCTCTGTACAAGTGCATCCACCATAGGTGCGATCCATGCAGTCCTGGCATATCCACCAGAGACCGCCGTTAATGGTAAACTTCGCAGAGAGTACTCCGCAGAAGTCACAACGACCCTGAGGGTCATTCACTTTCATCACCACTTTCAGTCACTTTCAGTCGTGGTGGTTCAATAGCGTAAAGTCCAGATTGGACCTGAGCAGCTTTGGCCTTTTGCCATGTCCACTTTCCGTCTTGCTTAACGCGCCAATATAACAATGGTATTGTATCCCACATATACACGGGGATACAGGAGTAGTATATGATACTACGCCAAGAAATGACTAAACTTGGGACGATCCCAAGGAGCGTCTTCGAACTCGCCACCAAAACGGTCTCGACGATCTCCTGGTGATAATCCATAACCAGGAGTAACGTTCAACGGGTCAACTCCCATGTAGGCAACAGCACCAACATACAGACCCGTAACAGATGCAATACGCATACTAACGCCCAGAGCAGAGCTCCAAGACATACCAGTTCCCCGAACAATAAACCAAGGGTCCACGGTGTACGTCCGGGGATCAATAAATCCAGCGGTTGCATAATATGCACCACGCTTCATAGCAGCACGATGTGCTGATCCATGAATATGCTGATTATCCCATGGAGCATGGTAAGGATGAATCATCATCTTCGATTCTTCCGGAAAGCAACAAGTTTCTTGGATGATTTCTTCCCGTCAGTGTAACGGTATTGCATCATCTTTCCATTTTTCTTAAACTTCTTTCCGTAATTGTACTTAGCCATCAACACACACCCCCCTGCACATAGGATGCAGCGGATAGTAAAGCGCCGGTCTGCCAGAGGAGGAACAGACCCAACGCGGTGAGTAGTTGATTCTCTTTGACAAGCTCAAGGATCTGCGCCCAGCGGGTCGCATCGATCGCAGCTTCGGCAGCAACCTTAGCAGCATCTTGTCTCAATCAGTTCGCCTCCTGCATAGTTTGTGCAAGAACACCTTTGTATGTTCCAGGGGCGAGTGTCAACTTCAACCATAGTCCCCAGGGGACATCACCAGGACTCGGGACCCCTGGAACGTTGACATTTGCGGCATTGTATTGAATCTTCAACAATCCGCAAGGGGCTACAAACGATCCAGTAGAATCGGTATTGTAGTTCTGCCCAGCATTGACCCCAAGAATGTCTTGAGTCTGGGCATAATAAGTACCCTGTTCTGAACCACCTGGATAAGCTTGGAACTCATTATCTCTGAAAAGGAGATAGGGCGGTTCATTGTTGGTATCTTGGAAGTTGGAGACAACATCTTCATCATCCATACCAACATCAAACATTTCTCCAAAGACACCACCCGTCGCAACATCGACTGTGTTTGGATCTATGGCATGGGGTCGAGAACGAGATTCCGCATATGCCTTAATCAAGCCAATCGAACCATCGCTTCCTACAACTCGACCACCAACACCGATCATGTGAACATCCTGCTCGGTAGTGACACCAACTGTACCATCGTTAGGTATCACAACACGTGACTGTTGCCATTCGTAAACATCACCTGGATTAAGTGGATCCGAAGTGACGAATCCATCGGGAAGTAGGTTTTGAGAAAACACATGTGATGAATCAAAACCAATTTTAAAATCCCGATATCGAGCAATAGTCGATTCAAGTCCCGCATCTTCTGCAGCTTCATTTTGCTGCTGCAACCAAAGACGCATTCCTTTCTCCCAGGCATTGACACATGGCCAATGTTCGGGCAATCGCATAATAGTGGCTGCGTATTGTCCCCCTGGTTGACAACCGATCTCTAAATTTTGCACTACGTATTCCATACCCTGACGGGCAAAATATCGGTTGACAATTGACAGACATTGAGCAATGTCAATATGAACTGACTCCACAGAAAGGTCAGATTCATTGGTAGGGTTAAGATCGAAAATAAATGTTTTCTCAGCAGTTTGCAAGCGAGCCATAAAAATCACCACACGAAATTCGGTTCATAATTTTTTAGATACGGCCGAACTACCCCCGAACTCCGAACCGCTTCCATCCTCTCTGTTCCTTGGGCGCTCCCCAAAAGTCGTTTTCGACGGTTATTAAGCGTCGTCACTTC